TGTGCGCGGCGCCCGTGGGGAGCTGGAGGCGCTGGACGTTCGCTACTTCGCCCGGACGCTGCGAGACAAGCGGTTCGACAGCGTCGTGCGCATGGCGATCGAGGCGGGCCAGCCGCTGAACGCCGCCGACATCGAGCGCATCACCGGGCGCTACTCAGATCGCCTCTTGCGTGCCCGGGCGAAGACTATCAGCCGGGCCGAAGGGAACCGGGCCATGAACGTCGGGCGCGCCGAAGGCGTGGTCCAGATGATTGAGCGCGGGGAAATCCTTGCCGAGCACGTCACGATCATCTGGGACGCCACCCCGGGACCACGCACACGGGACAGCCACCGGGCGCTAAACGGCCAGACGATCAAGTGGGGCGAGTTCTTCGTCTCGCCCGTCACCGGCGCGCTGATGCGCTGGCCGCACGACGAGGATGCGCCAGCGGCTGAGACCGTGAATTGTCGATGCTCCGCACGGTTCCGCATCGATTGGAAGTCGGTGGCTCGCTGGCGCCGTTCAAAAGCCAGGTTGGCGGCTTAATCGTTGAAGGCGATCCCCTTCGCCTCGATTGCTGCCCAGCAGTTCAAGGCCAGAGCGTTCGCCGCAGGCCCCACAGACTGGACGTACACAGCGTTGTAGCCCGAAGCGGAAGCCTCCCGACGAAGCACTGAGACTGCCACATCGCTGGTCGGCTCAGGCTCCCAGAACTTGTTCTTGCAGGAGATCCCTGAAACGGGCGATCCGCCACTGGCGGGGGCGCTGTCCGCGAGGCGGACTCCGAAATCTCCGCTCACCTCGGGGGCTCCGGCGATATAGGCGCTTGCAGGCTTGTCGGTATTCGAAACTGTCGGGCCGCAGGCAGCGGCAGCGAGAAAAGACAAAATGAACGGTGTGGTGAGCTTCTTCACTTGATGGTCCTCAATTTTGGGCACGACCGATCAGACACGATTTTGAAGCCGAACACTAGCAATGAGGTTTAACATCGATGACGCAGAACTTCGCCGCCGACGTGCTACGCTTCACCGAGGAAGCCAAGCAAAACATGGAGTACGTGTTCCGTGGCTCTGTCGAGGACATCAGCGAGTTGATGACCCGGCGGCAGGAAAGTATGTGGAACTCCAATACGGGCAAGCAGGTCCGGGACACCTTTGATGTGGGGTTCGTGCCGGTCGATACCGGCGAACTGATCAACAGCGTCGAGGTCAGCGTGAATGGCGCGATCACGGGGCAGGGCGCGAACAAGGCCCCGCCTGATTTCGTGGCCTCTTTGGCTGGGCTGGAACTCGGCGGCGTGGCGGAAATCTATTTCACCGCGCCTCACGCAAGGCCGCTGCACTACGGCTTCACGACGGCCTCAGGGACGCAGGTTCCGGGGCGGCTGTGGGTCACCACGGCTATTCAGCAGTGGCCCGCGATCGTGGACGCAAACGCCGCGTTGTTTAAGGACTGATCATGAGCGTCACCACGGGCCACGCGGCCCTCATTCGCCGGGTGGTCACGATGACCGACCCGCCCAACGTCATGCTGCCCAACGGCCCCGGAAAAGGTCTGCCGCGCTACGTGATCCAAGCCGCAGGCGGTGCGCAGACCCCGGCGGACCTGACCGGAAAGACCCGCGCCTTCCCTGAGATCGTCGTGCGCGTCGAGACCAAGGCTTGGCCGGAAGGGCAGTACCTCATCGAGAGCGACCAGCTTGTCGGCGCTCTCGTGGCCCGCTTCCCGCCGGGCGCGAAGTTCGACGGCGTGAAGATCGACCGCGCTCCCGACGTGCGCCCCCCGCTGCCGGTCACCGACGGCGTTATCTCAATCCCGGTCGTCATCCGGGCCACTTTCGTCTTCTGACCCCAAGGAGAAAGACCATGACCGAATCCCATATCGGCGCAACGCTGTTCATCAGCACCACGCTGCCCGCGACCAACGACGCGGCAGGCTACGAGGCTCTCACATGGATGCAGGTCAACGGCCTGATCCAAGAGCCGCAGCTCGGCAAGACGGACGCGATGATCGACGTTCCAGACCTGACCACGGGCTTCACCACCGCCGTCAAAGGCGCAGGCACCGGGATGGACAGCCAAGCGCAGTTCCGCGACGTGCCGAGCGATGCCGGTCAGGCTGCCATCATCGCCGCAGCGCAGAGCTACCCCGGCAAGATCGCCGTCAAGATCGGCTACGGGACCGGCACGGACAACGCGCTGGAAACCGGTGACCCGGTGGCTTACTCGCAGGGCATCGCGCACAGCCACCAGCGCAACCAGGGCAACACCACCAGCTATCGCGGTTTCCAAGTCGGCTTCCGGCAGAACGCGCCCGCTGTCGAAGCAACCGAGCCGGCGTAAGGAGCAGACCATGGACCTGACGAAACTTGACCTCCGCGCCGCCGTCTCCGAGGGCGCCGAATTCGAACTCAAGCACTGGGGCAGCGACGAGGGGCTTGGCCTATTCCCGACCGTTCTTGGCTACGACAGCGAGGAAGTGGAGACCGCATGTCGCGAGCTTCGGCGCCGAGCTAGCCGTGCCAAAGACAGGGAGGCGGCTGTCGCGATGCTTGAGCGTCTTCCTCTCGTGCGTGCCCAGACTGCGCTCATCGGTCTGCGCGGTGGCTCGGGCGAAACCAGCACCGTCGAGAAGCTGCGCGCACTGATGGAGAAGCCCGGTTTTGTCTGGGTGGTCGAGCAAATCGAAGCCTTCGCGGGAGACCGGGCGTCTTTTTTCAAGAGTGCCGAGGACAGCTGACCCTTTGGGCGCGCTGCCTCGGCTACTTGCACGCAAAGCCGAAGGGCTGGGAACAGACACGGATGCAGAAGAGCGGCGGGAAGGGAAGGTTGCCCGAGGTTGACTCCGCCGCGTCTGACTATCTCGCGCTCTTCACGCGGGTAGGGCCGGCGCATTCAAGCGGTATGGGGCTGTCACCGGTTTCATACTCCGAAATTGCCCTCGCAGCGCCGTGGGCGGACGAGTCCGAGCGGAACCTGATCCGGGACATGTCGGCGTCTTACCTTGAGGGTACTAGCTTCGGGGAAGACCCTTTTGCGATGCACCCGATGTCACAGGCCGAGGCTTTACGCTAGGCGGGCTGTCGAGATTTCGCGGCGGCGATCCTCTTATCCAAGTCATCGGCATCAGGGGCGGGAGCGAGAGAGACTGGCGCCGGGATCTGCTGCGATGGCGGCTCTGCCGGCGCTGCGTCCACCGCCTCCTTGGCTGGGGTCAGAAGCGTGATGATCCGGTCAAGACCAGCAATCACCGAACCGGCGATGAATGCCGCAATGGCGGCGCTGAAGAAGATCGGCTCTCCCTCATCCACCGCGAAAATGACGCTGATCGCCGCCGCCAAAAACGCGATGGCGTATGAAATCTTCAAGAGAAGCATGAACAGGCTCCGAGGTTAGAATGACTGATATCGCACGTCTCGGTATTGCTGCGGACAGCCGTGGGGTTGTCAAGGCAACGCAAGACCTCAATCGCCTTGGAGATCAGGCGGCGACCACGGAAAAACAAGTGGTCGGCCTCGGCGGTAGCAGCAAGAAGTCCTTCAACTCCCTCTCTGCACCTCTGCGCAACTACGACAAGGCCGTACAATCCTCATCCGCGCACACGGCCAACCTCGCGGCGCAGTGGAACGATATTGCGGTCATGATGGCCGCTGGACAAAGCCCCATCCAGCTAGCGTTGCAACAGGGTACACAGGTCTCTCAGGTCTTGAGCCAGATGGGAGGCGGCGTGGGCGCGTTGCGCGCGGTCGGCGCGGGCTTTGCGGCTATGATCAATCCCGTGTCTCTGGCAACCGTCGGCATCATTGCGGGCGGCGCTGCGCTTGGTCAGTGGGCGATGAGCGCCGCAGGGGCGAGGCGGTCTGCGGACGACCTGGCGAAGGATATCGAGGCTCTCGAAGGCTACCTTGCAGCCCTGCGCGAGACCGCCGCCGGGGATGTGTTCAAGGGGCTTGAGAAGTCGCTCATGACCACATCCGAGACGGCGCAAATTCTGCTGGAAATGTCTCGGATCGAAGCCTTCGACGCCATCAAGAACCTGTCGCAAGACCTCGCGGACGCAAACACCGAGGCGAGCATCTGGCGCAAGGCGATGATGGGAACCGATATTGGTGTGGTCGGTGACCTGCTTAATATCGAGACGGTCCTTCAGGGGCACGTCGGGATCTGGAAAGAGAACCGGGCAGAGGTTCGGGCCTTCATGGATCTGGTGCGGGGGATGAACACCGCAACCGACATGGACGGCATGTACGAAATGGCGCTGCAAGTGCGCGATGCCTTCCGGTCGCAAGTTGACATTTCGCAGGAGATGACCGACGAGCAGAAGGCGTTCTGGCGGCAGTTGAACGAGAACATCCAGCGCTTGGAGTTGATGGGCGCGGCCGCCGAAGCAACCGCCGACGCCAACCGCCTGATCCGGGAAGAGGGTGACGCGATCATTGCGGGCCTTCAACAGGACGCTGAGCTTCGCAAGACCATTGCAATATTCGGAGAGGACAGTGCCGAGGCCGCACACGCGCGCCTGCTTGCGGAGAGGGACGCTTACGACGAAACACTCGCCTCCAAGGGCATTGCCGGCGAGCTCGCGGACGAGATCATGCGGGCGTGGGATGCTGCCAATGGCTTGGCTGCGTCCGAAATGGCTGTGACGCTAGCCGGCGCAGCAGACGAGGCCGCTCGCCTCGCAGACAACATGGCGAACTCGGCAGCAGCGTGGCAGGCATACTTGGACGCCAAGCCATTGGAGGGCCTGCCCCTACCGGTGACGAAGATGCCAGCCGGCGGAGGTCTCGACCTCTACGACGTGAGCATCCAAGGCCCTGAGGGTCTACTCCCGCCGCGGGCCGAGGGCTGGAAGCCACCGCGCAAAGGCCGCACGGGCCGCTCAGGGGGCCGTGGAGGCATCAGCGATGCCGAGCGCGAGGCAAAGCAGATCGCCGACGCCTACGAGCGCCTGAAGCGCAGCCTCGATCCGCTCGCGGACGCCAACGCCGAGTATGCGGACAACTTGAAGATCCTCAACGACGCGCTGAAGGCAGGCAAGATCACCGCGACGGACTATGCGACCGGGCTGGTCATGGTCGATGAGGCGCACCGGAAGGCCATGGACGACCTCGACGGCAGCACCGACCGGCTGCAAACCATGCAGGACGGCATCGCGGGCTTCACCGACGCGCTTTTCGACAACAGCACCTCGATCAGCGATTGGGCGCAGAACGCCGTCATCGAGTTCGCCAAGGTACAGGCGCAGTTGGCGATCTTGAACGCGCTCGGGCTTTCGACGGAGGGGGTGGACGACAGCTTTATCGGCTCCGTGATCGGCGGGCTTTCCGGCAAGCGCGCCATGGGTGGCCCG